ACCTTTACCAAACACCGCAACGGAAAATGCTTATGTCCATCAGAGGACTAAACGAAATCTTGAAAGACCGCCAAGAAACTTATGGCAGTCCAGAGGAGGCCTTTACTCGTATTGGGCGAATGTGGGGAGCAATCCTTAACACAGATGACATCCCCGCCCATGAAGTTGATCTCATGATGATTGCGCTTAAAACAATCAGAATCGCAAATAACCCACAACACGAGGATTCTTGGCTAGACCTATCCGGCTATATCCAACACGGGCGAAAGATTGTAGGCATCGATGAGTCTTGAAAAAGCAATCAAACGAGCAGATGAGGAATCAACGATAGATGACCTACGCGATGCGCTCGCCAACACGCAAAGACAACTCGCCAAAATCAAGAAAAGCCGTGATGATTTTACTTCAGCAGTTGTTCAAGCTGCCCATGATGCGATGCTATCTCTCGGCGCAATCCCACCAGTCCCAACACCGAAGAAAGATGTTCGCACCAAGCGTGGCGAAGTAGCTCTCCTTCACTCGACAGATTGGCAACTAGGAAAGCAGACTCTCACCTATAACACAAAAGAGTGTGAGCGACTTGTTAAGCAATCCATAGATAAGACAATTAAGATCACCGAGATTCAAAGAACTCACCACCCAGTTAAAGAGTGTGTAGTGATGTTCGGTGGGGACATAGTGGAAAATTCGACCATATTTCCGAGCCAAGTGTATGAGATTGACTCAGATGTTATGGCGCAATTTGTTGCAGCATCTCGGATAATGATTGACATTGTTCGCACACTCCTAGCCAATTTTGATAAGGTAACAGTTGTTTGTGAGCCAGGTAATCATGGAAGAATTGGAAAACTTGGCGAACTTCCAAAAGATGTGAACTGGGACAAGTTGGTCTATATGTTTGCAGGGCAGGCTTTGAAAGATGAAAAGCGACTGACTTGGCAGATGAGCAAAGAGGATATTCAGCGCGTAACAATAGGCAACTACAAAGCCCTACTTATTCATGGTGACGAAATCCGGTGGGGTACTGCTTCAACGATTGTCAGGTTTGCAGATAGATGGAAATCTGGCGCGTATAAGTTCTTTGATGAAGTAGATCAAATCACTAAAGGTTTTGATTTCAGAGATTTATACATCGGTCACTTCCACCAGCACCAATCTTGGAACATGGCTAATGGCGAAGGGTCGGTCTTTATGAGCGCAGCGGTTGAATCCGGTAATCGTTACGCCAGAGATTTACTCGCTTCTAATGGTGAGCCTTCTCAGCGTTTGCACTTTGTCGATCCTGATAAAGGTCGGGTTACTTCTGAATATAGGTTGTGGCTAGAGTGACCACCATTGTTGCGGTGCAGAATGCCGAAGGAGTGAGGTTCGGCGCAGATGCTCAAGTAACTGCGACTAGAAAATACACACATATTCACATGGCGAAAATTAGCCATCGCGGGCAATACATCGTTGCCGGAAGCGGGTTGTCTAGCTACTGCGATGTGGCTCAACATATCTGGAACCCACCAGTACCAACTGCTAATGATAAAAAAGACATTTACCACTTTGTAATCTCAAAAGTAATCCCATCGCTCAAACAATGCTTCAAAGACAACGATCTCAAGTTAGAGGGAGATAAAGATGAAGAAACCCGATTTGCGTTCCTTATTGCAGTATGTGGCGAAGTGTTTGACATTGGGGATGATTTCGCCGTTTCTATTGATGCTGGTGGTCTATACGCTATCGGTTCGGGTAGCTCACTCGCTCTGGGCGCATTGGAGTCGGGCAAGTCAATCAAGCGAGCGTTAGAAATAGCCGCAAAACATGATCCTTATACCGGCCCACCATTTATCTACGCAGAGCAGAAAAAGGGCTAATCCTCTTCATCATCTAAGAAACTGACCTGAGAAATATCTATTTCTTGGTTCTTGGCTGCCATTAAGCCCGTTACAAATAGGGTGCTGGCTCTGCCCACAATATCGTCAATCTGATCGGGGTACTTCAGTTCAGCCTCTACCATAACGGCAAGGCCGTACAGACTGATTTGGACTCTGATCATGACCTAATCTAAGCACGAAACGCCCGAAATTGGGTGCTTCCCAAATCGTAATCTATGCCGTAAGGTATCGCCCAACAGGTTCCAGCAGGAACCCCCAAACGGAAGGCAACTCATGGCTAAGTTCAACTTAGACGATTATGAAACAGTTGAATCCAGACTCAAGAAGTTCTGGGCGCAATTCCCAAACGGCAGAATCCACACTTTCCTAGTTCATCGTGACGATAGAAGTTTCATCGTTCGCGCAGAGCTATACACAAACCAAGAAGACAATCGCCCAATCACAACGGGCATGGCTGAGGAGATCATCGGCGTTGGAATGGTGAACACCACTAGCGCACTAGAGAACGCAGAATCCTCATCAATAGGTCGCGCACTCGCCAACTTTATTTTCTCAGGCAATAAACGCCCTAGCCGTGACGAGATGGAGAAGGTTGAGCGTTACGCAAAAGAGCCACGCAAAACTCTGAGCATTGTTCGCACTCTAACCCCTGAGCAGTTAGAACGCTTAGAGGGAATCCTAAAACTTATCGGTGAAACTAATGATGTAGATAACCTTCGCATCATTTGGAATAAGGAAAAGGATTTTTTGGACATCAAGGTGGCAGGGACAACTCTTAAAGATGCACTTAACAAGAGAGTGCAGGAACTGTCATGAAGCAGACATCAATAGAAGCGAGGGCAAAGATTGAACCTCAAATTGGAACACTTCGCCGTAAAGTTTACGAGTTCTTTATCAATCGAGGGATCGCAGGTGCGACAGATCAAGAAGTGGAGCGTTACCTACACCTTGACGGCAACACAGTTCGACCAATCCGAGGCTCACTTGTTAAAGACGGCTTCATCATTGACACCGGAACGACTCGACAAAATGCAAATGGAAACGCTTGCATAGTCTGGCGTTCAGCAGAGGAAGGGATGCTCCTATGAAACTATTCTGTAAAGCCAAACAACATTGGGAGATTACTGACGGCAAGTTAATTCTCGGTGCTGAGTCTGACGAATATCTAGCAGTTCAATTAGCCAAGATGACTGCTCGCTTGGAAGCCGAAATCCGCTTAGACATCTATGAGCAAATCTGCGCTCTTGATCTCGTCAAAGACCGCAAGCGACTAGTGAAGTTAGGAATTGAGAATGTAGCTCTGCTCGTTCAAGATGCCTGCGCTCAGATTGCCATAGGTGAATACAAATGAGCATCGTGACACCCGTTCAAGTAGAGGCTCGATTAAAAGACCTCAGCAAACTCATTGATGAGGCGCACGATGACCTAGTAGATTCAGAGATGCTCTACCACGCCGCAAAAGCAACTTATGAAGTGGCAATGGCAAAATCTCGTATCGAGTTAGCAGGTAAGTCAGATGCCGGTGGCAGAAATCGCACAGTAGGCGAGCGCGAGGATTTGGCATTACTAGCCAATGAGGAACGCCACATGAAGGTCGCTGAGTGTGAAGCAATCGTCAAGGCAAACCGCGCCAATGTCGCAAGACTTAGAGTGCAGGTGGACATTGCACGCTCAATCGGTACTTCGGTCAGAACGGGGATGGATGTATGAAACACGCAGTTGAAATAGGCGATCTTCATGTGGAGTTCGAAGAATCAAATGCAGTAATAACAAAGATTTCTACGCAAACAAAAAGCGGGAGACCGCTTAATGGTACGGATTTAAGAAAAATTCGGACTCCTGTTTTGCTCAGACTGATAACTCCATCAAAAAAACCTAATAAAGCAACGCCTCGACAATGGCGTTTACAACTTGCCGTTGATCTTATGAGAGAACATCCGTTTGAATCACCAGCAAAGTTAGTAGCGGAAGCGTTGGGTATTACTCACGAATCCGCAAGAAACTTATTAGTAAGAGCGCGAAAGGCGGGAATTTTAATTGACTGATATAGCGAAGATGCTGGTCGGTGCGTTATCAGCGCACGATGGTCAGCGCGATAGATCGGTGCAGGTCGATGTCGGCCCTTCATCTATCGGCGACTGTAAAAGGCGAGTCTGGTCATTTCTGACAGACCAGCCAAAGGTCAATGAAACTGACTCTCTCGCCGCGATTATGGGGACATTTATCCACGCTGGAATCGCTGAGAGTATTAAGCGAGAAGACCCGTTTGGCGACAACTTCATGATTGAG